CCTCTTTCCACTCGTAAGACGACTGCCAGAGATTCGCCTCGTTATAGAGTGCTTCATCCAGCGGGTAGCCGGTCGCTAGCTCTCGGCCTTCCTTGCGCCCGCCTACTCTCTTGAACACGCGGAACGGGCAGAAGGCGAAAGTCTTTGTCAGCAATCGCACGCAACCATACACTGCAGACACCGCCATCGCTGTATCGGGAGTGACGTATACTCCAGCGGAACTAGACGTTCCGGTCGGGTAATACCAGAAGTCGTCCGTAGGACCGCGCGCAGCACGAGGCAGCATTCTCGAAAAGGCTTCAGCCAGCATTCCGTATCACTCCTATGCCCGCGTAGATCGCCAACGCTCCGAACACCGCCAGCCCGGCCGCCGGGTGCAGCATGCCCGCCGCTGCAACCAGGGCCGCACAGCCCGCCCCCACAAACAGATTCGCCACCATGCGACTAGACACTTTCCGCGTACTCCTCGTTTTGTTCGGCGTACAGCATGCCGGGCGTGCTATAGGCGGATTCGTTGGCCGTGTTCCGCATCGCCAAACCTATCGCCATGATCACCGCCACCATGCCGTCAATCTTTCCGCCGCTGGCCTGCTTGTCCGGCTTGAGGTTGCCGGCCGGGTCCGGCTTCACCGCCATATTACCCGCCATCCACCTCAACACCTTGTGGCCGCCGTGCCGCAACTTCCTGTCGAGCACCAGGCGAACAACCTCTTTCGTCGGCTCGTTCATGGCGAGGTAGCCTTGGCGAAACTCCACCATTTGGAAACCGTCTTCTTGCCCTAGTTCGGCCGCCAAGTGCGAGGCGTTCCAAGGGTCGTATCCGATCTGCTGAATCTGATAACGCTGGGCATCTTCATTGATCCGCTGGCGAACGTAGCGATAATCGGTGGACCGTAGCCCATCGGTGACTTCGATCAGTCCTTCGCGTTCCCACTGCTGATAAATGGCGTGTTTGCGTACCGTGTCCCTTGGACAGAACACGCGAACGGAAACATCGTAGCCGCCGTCGTCGGCTGGGAAGGCACAAGCAAAGGCGGTCAGATCGTTGACTGTAGATAGGTCCAGCCCACAATAGCATGCACGGTATTCATTCTCTTCCGGCATAACGACCGACGTTGCACCGCACTCATCCCAGGCATCCATCGGTATCAGCCGCTCGGACTGTTCGGTTCTCACGTTCAGGTGTAGCCGCTTGAACAGGTTTTCGAGGGCGGGATTCTCTTTAGCCTTCTTGCACTCGTCGGCCAGGTACTCGCCGCTTACCGAAATGCCGATGTTCGGATTAACCCGCGCCCACACCTCGGGCGAAGTCCAGTCTTCCTCTTTCGTTGCCTCATAGATCACCGGGAGAAACTTCTGGTCTTCCACGATACCATCCCGCACCTTGCAAGCGTACTCGTGCATCTCATTGCAGATTGAACCCTCGCGGTCGAAGTCGCTGGTCGTGGTGTAGACCATGAGCGGTTGTGACTTATTGGCCGATGCCATCGAGGTGCGGAGGGCGTCAATCAAGTTGCGGTTCGGCTGTTCGTGTAGCTCATCCACAATGGCGAGGTTTAAGTTCTTACCGTGGGTGCCCACGTCGCTGTCACCGCTGATAACCTTTAGGAAGCTGCCCAGCGATTCGCGGACTATGGATTGCGACTGACCACCAGGGGCCGTGCCGCCGTAGATGCGGCATCGGTCATTCAGCGATGGTTGCTGCAATACCATCCCTTTGCAGTGGCGGAATAACAGCCCGGCTTGCTCCCGCGTGGAAGCCGCGATGTAGTTCTGCTGGCCGCGTTCAGGATCGCAGAACAGATAGTACAGCCCGATTCCGGCAGCGAGGGGCGTCTTGCCGTTCTTTCTCGGGATAAAGATCATCGCTTCCCGATACCGCCGCACAGTCCGCCCCTTGGCGTCCTTGCGCGTCCAGCCGAACAGGTTGCCGATGATGGCCTGTTGCCACTCTTCCAACAGGAACGGCGTTCCGGCCAAGGCACCTTCGATGTGGCAAAGGTGGTGTCGAAAAAAGTTGACGGCGGCAAGCGCGGTGTCCGGGTTGAACCGACAATCGCCAGCCGTGGCAATCGGGTCGTATCCGGGAATCAGCTTCAGCACTCGCGGCCAGTCAATCATTAGTTTCTCACGCCCTCCCCATCGAAGAATGAAACGCCGTGGTCATTTTGCGTGGGCGGTACTTTCACGTCCACATTGATCCGGCTTCTACTCGCCGGCGTCAGGCCGAACTCTTGTTCCAATCGCAAAAGCGTGGTTGAAAGTTTGTTCACAATGCCCACCTGCGGGTGTTGCTGAAAACACTTCACCTTGCCCTTCTCGTCCTTCAGCGGGTAGGTTTCGCCGTACTTCTGTATGAAGGCGTCGGCCTGTTTCCATCGAACCCACAAGCGGCAGTAGCGGGCCAGTGCGTTGCCGTCTGTGTTCGCCAGGACGCCCATCGTGGCGAGCATCGGGACCACTTGCTTCCATACTGCTTTGCCGTCCTTGTCGAGCCAGGCGGGGCAGCGGGGGGCCGTGCTGGCTGGCTTCGGTTCGCGCTTGCGGGTCTTGGCAAGCCACGAGCCACGGGCGGCAAGGATCGGCGTCGGGGTGCGCGGCGGGCCGCTCATGGGTGGGCCTCCGTAAGATACCCGTCATAGGTGGCAAGCGTTTCGTCCTGGCGCAAACGGCGGGGCAGGTTGCCGAGGATTCCGATTAGTGCCCTTCGCAGGGCAACCAATCCGGCCGGAATAAACCGCGTGTGGTAGGCCCTGCCGGGGCTTTCGCCGGGGGCAAGGATAACTAGCTCTTGCTCGCAGATGTCGCCCGTATCAAGGCCGCTATCGCACCAAAACCACGTTGCAGCGGATACCCGCTCGCCAGCCGCTACGGTTTGCCGTATCGCGTCCGGCCCGCGCCGGTAGGGCAGGGCCGATGGATGAAAGATCAGCGTCCCGTAGTACGGGGCCTCCCATTCCTCGGGCGTCAAGCGGCGAGTAAGCAGCGGGGCGATTGCCACGTCGGCCGCGTCCGGCAGCTCCACCTGCATTAGCCCGAGTTGCACCGCCAGCGTGCGGCATTGCTCGCCGTACTCGTTGCCACCGGGGTAAAGGTAAAAGCTATTTCTTAGGATCACCGTAGTACCTGAATCCTTGGACCGCGCGGAAGTGGCCGCCGTAACCCGTACCGCATAAAGTTTTCGCCTGCTTTGCCGCGGCCTTCCTGACGCTTTTTTCGCTTCTCCGCTTGTTCGCCCCAAACAGCGCCGCGCTAACTTGCCGCCACGCTTTCGAGTGCCGCAGCGCCGCGGAAAGGCCCGGGTGCGAGGTATGGAAGAGCGTCGGTATTTTTCGGCCGGGAAGCCTGGCGCGCTCGTCGCCGTCAATCTGCCACTGGCAAATTTGGTTGAGAAACCTAAGCCCAACGCCCGCCCCCTGCCACTCCGGCATAACAACAAGGCGGCAAGCCCGGGCCTCCACGCCAAGCCCGGTATGCGTTGACGATACCGCCAAATGGCAAACCGGCTCGCCGTCTACCGCTCCGATATAGTTTTTTGCGGCGCACATCATCGGTAACTTCAAATAGTGATGCGGCTCAAACATTGGCCAGTAACGCCAGTCCGTCTTCCAAATTTCAAGATCAAACTTTGGCCGTCGCCAAAGGCCCCTCCCGGAATACTTGCCGGTGGCGGTATCGAAAACCCAATCTGGTTCCACCCACTCGATGATGTCGTAATGGCAGGAAAGCAAGACGCACTTTCCGGCCGTTCGCTTCCACGCCTTCTGAAAGGCCAGCGCGCCAAACTTGGCGATCTGCCGATCCACTACCGATGTAAACTCGTCCACAACCACCGTTTTCGGGGCCTCGCAAACCAGCCGGGCAAGGTTCGCGCGGAACTTCTCGCCGTTGGAAAGCACCGGGAACGGGCGCAGCCACGCGGGCACGCTCCCCAACCCCACTGCCGCCAGGGCCGCCGTAACCGCGTTGAAGTCTCCGGCCGGGGCGATGGCCTCGATGATCGGCTGGTCGCTCGGCCAATCGGTCGGATCGTATATCGCCTCGTCCCCGAAGATTTCCCGGCCCATGCTCGTCTTGCCGGAGCCAGACGGCCCCACAATCAGCCCGACCTTCCAGGCGTCGTCGTCAATCGGCAACTCCGCGCACAGGTCGAAGTTGCACCCGCTCTCCGCGTTGAAGAGCGACTTCACCCGCGCGGCCCGGTAGCCGTTGAAGTCGGAACAGCGGTTATGAACTTCTACCTTCACGTCACCACCACCTTGCAGTTGTAGCCATCGGCCGCCAGCTTCTCGTATACGGCCTGCTGGTTTGCCTCGTCCGTGCAAAGTACAATCACGCCGTACTGCTCTTGATAATTGGATTCCGGCGGTTCTCCCGCGCCGCCTTCCGCCCCATCGGCAAACGGATCAATCCCATTCTCCGCCGCCAACCCGTCCAGCATGGCCTGCATCGCCGCGTTCTCGCTCTGGTTCTCCAAGAGCAGTTGCCCCAGTGCCTCCTTGTTCGCCTCGGCCATCGCCGCCAGCGGGTCTAATAGCAGTAGTAGCTTGTTCGCCTCATCCTCATTGATGTCCAGGATCAAGACCGGCACCATCGCATCCGGCGTCGTCTCGGCCCGCAAATGCCCGTCCACAAGCATCAAGGCCCCGTCTGGTAGCTCGCGGGCAAGCAAGGCGTCGGCATAGCCGATCTCGGCCAGGATGCCACGCAATGCGTCTTGCTGGGCCTGCGGGTGCGTGCGCCAGTTGCGGGGATTCGGCACGAGGTCGCCAGCCCGGACTGTGCGTAGCTCGCGGATGCGGTTGCGGATTTTCATAGTCTGCCTACCCCCTATATGGAACCCTTGAAAATTCCTAGGACGG